AACTTTAATGGCGAGTATTTTGCTATTGGTGTTGGTGGTGCCTTGGCTGGTCGTGGGGCCGACCTATTCATTATTGACGACCCTCACTCGGAGCAAGACGCTAAGTTAGGAAAGTCTGATGTTTTTCTCCCAGCATGGGAATGGTTTCAATCTGGACCCCTACAACGTCTAATGCCAGGTGGTGCTATCATTGTAGTGATGACTCGATGGTCTAAATTAGACTTGACAGGGCAAATTGTTAACCAAATGATTAAGAATGATGAAGTAGACAACTGGGAAGTAGTAGAGTTTCCAGCAATATTAGAAGAGAAAGGAAAAGAAGTAGCTTTATGGCCTGAGTTCTGGCCAGTAGAAGAACTACAGTCTAGAAGAGCAGCCTTAGACATAAGATATTGGAACGCTCAGTACATGCAGAACCCGACTTCAGAAGAAGGGGCACTTATTAAGAGAGAATGGTGGAATATATGGGAAAAAGAAAACCCACCCAGCTGTGAATTTATTATAATGACGCTTGATGCTGCTCAAGAAGCTAATAACCGTGCTGACTACAACGCCCTAACTACATGGGGTGTATTTATGAACGAAGAAACAAACAATTATAATATAATATTATTAGATGCTATTAAAAGAAGGTTAGAGTTCCCAGAACTTAAAGAGTTGTGTCTTGAAGAGTATAAAGCATGGGAACCAGACTCATTTGTAGTGGAAAAAAAGTCAAACGGGGCTGCACTTTACCAAGAGTTTAGACGTATGGGTATTCCTGTAGGAGAGTTTACACCAGGCAAAGGACAGGATAAAATTAGCAGAGTAAATGCAGTATCTGATTTATTTAATTCAGGCATAGTATGGGCACCAGACAGAAGGTGGGCACATGAAGTGATTGAAGAGTGTAATGATTTTCCTGCAGGTGCAAATGACGACTTAGTGGATGCGACAACCCTTGCACTAATGCGGTTTAGACAAGGTGGATTTATTAGGTTGCCAAGTGACGAAGAAGATGATATACCAAGTTTTAAAAGGTATAATCATAAACGTCTATATGTTATTTAACAACGGAGATAATTATGTTATATCAATTTATAAGAGAGAAAATTAAATGGTTAAAAAAACTACACAGTCAATACAATTTAATAATAAATATTGTGCTGGTTATATTAGTACTCATCTGTATTTTTTAGGAAAAAATTATGGCACAAGATAATAATGTTGATAAGGGTCTATACGAAGCTCCAAAAGGTATGGAAGAATTGGCTCAGAATGAGTCTGAACTAGAAATAGAAATAGTAGACCCTGATGAAGTCAACATTAGTGTTGATGGCATGGAAATAAACATTGACCCTGACCGTATGGAAGATGATGAATTTAATCTTAACCTTGCGGAAGAAATGGAAGATGATTTACTTAATGAACTAGCAGATGATTTAATAGAAGATTATTCAGGTGATGTAAATTCAAGAAAAGATTGGCTAGACACTTATGTTGATGGGCTAGACCTTTTAGGTTTAAAACTAGAAGACAGAAGTGAACCGTGGGAAGGAGCATGTAATGTCTACCACCCACTACTAACAGAAACTCTTGTCAAGTTCCAAGCAGAAACTATGACAGAAACATTCCCAGCTTCAGGTCCAGTAAAGACACAAATCATTGGTAAAGAAACTGATGAATGTAAAGATGCAGCGGCTCGTGTACAAGAGAACATGAACTATCAGTTGACTGAAAAGATGACTGAGTACAGACCAGAACACGAAAGAATGTTATGGGGTTTAGGTCTTGCAGGTAATGCATTTAAGAAAGTCTATTATGACCCTAACTTAGAACGTCAAGTGTCTATGTATATTCCTGCAGAAGATATAGTTGTACCTTACGGTGCATCTGATTTAGAAAGTGCAGAAAGAGTTACTCATGTAATGCGTAAGACACAAAATGAGTTACGTAAATTACAAGTAGCAGGATTTTATAAAGATGTAGATTTAGGTGAACCAACTTATGACTTAGATGATGTAGAGAAAAAGATAGCCGAGAAGATGGGCTTTAGTGCTACAACTGATAGTCGTTGGAAAATATTAGAGATGCATGTTGACCTTGACTTAGAAGGTTACGAAGATGAACAAGATGGAGAGAAAACAGGAATAGCATTACCTTATGTAGTAACTATAGAAAAATCTACTAACACAGTTTTAGCTATTAGACGTAACTGGAGTCAAGATGATAAGACTAGACAAAAACGTCAACACTTTGTGCATTATGGTTATGTCCCTGGTTTTGGTTTTTATCACTTTGGTTTAATACATCTAATAGGTGCGTTTGCTAAATCAGGTACTATGATATTAAGACAACTTGTAGATGCAGGTACACTATCTAATTTACCAGGCGGGTTTAAGTCTAGAGGCTTACGTATCAAAGGTGATGAAACACCAATATCTCCAGCTGAGTTTAGAGATGTAGATGTACCATCAGGTAGTATTAGAGATAATATATTACCGCTCCCTTATAAAGAACCAAGTCAAGTTCTTAATCAACTAATGAATCAAATTATTGATGAGGGTAGAAGATTTGCTAGTGCAGCTGATTTAAAAGTTTCTGACATGTCAGCTAATGCTCCTGTAGGAACAACACTTGCTATCTTAGAAAGAACACTAAAAGTTATGTCTGCAGTTCAAGCTCGTATTCATCATTCAATGCGACAAGAACTAAGATTACTCAAAGGTATTATTAGAGATTTTACTCCAGAGGATTATGCATATACTCCTGAGACAGGTTCAAGAGAAGCTAAACAAAGTGATTATGATAAGGTAGAAGTCATACCTGTTAGTGACCCTAATGCTGCAACTATGTCACAAAAAGTAGTTCAGTACCAAGCGGTTATGCAGTTAGCACAACAGAACCCAGACATCTACGACATGGTAGAACTTAATCGTCAGATGTTAGATGTACTTGGTGTTAAGAACGCAGAAAAATTAATACCACAAAAAGATAATATGAAACCTATGGACCCTGTTACAGAGAACATGAATATTATTAATAGTAAACCTGTCAAGGCATTTATTTATCAAGACCACGAGGCACATATTAAAACTCATTTAGCATTTATTAACGACCCTAAAGTTAGAGAGCTTATAGGACAAAGTCCAAACGCTAATAAAGTTTTTGCAGCTATGGAAGCACATATTGCAGAACATATTGCCTTTGCATATAGAAATAAAATTGAAGAAGAGCTTGGAGCTCCTCTACCACCTCCAGGTGAACCATTACCTGAAGATGTGGAAGTTGAACTATCTAGACTTGTTGCTAAATCAGCTGACCAGCTATTACAAAAAAATACTGCAGAAGCTAAACAAGAACAGATTGCTCAACAACAGCAAGACCCACTAATACAGATGCAACAACAAGAGCTTCAAATTAAACAAATGGAAGCTCAAGCAAAAGCTAAGAAAATGACCGATGATGCTACTCTTGATGTAGCAAGACTTCAGTTAGAAAAAGATAAACTAGAGTCACAAGAAAGAATCGCTGGTGCCAAGATTGGTGCTGACGCAGTCAATCATCAAAAAGATTTGGATGCAAAAGAATTTATGGAAGGCACTAAATTAGGTGCGGAAGCCGTAAAGCAACAGAAGGAACGTAATAATACGCAAACTTAAAAACAGGAGAGAATGATGGACGAAACGTTAAAAGTTCTCGCTAGTCAATTAGGCGAGGAAGAGCAACGCATGAAAGATGATATGGCACAAGGTAGAGCTGAAGAGTACGCACAATATATGCACGCATGTGGTGTTATCAGAGGCTTTCAAGTAGCTCAAGGTCTTATTGCTTCTATGATGAGAAATATGGAGGAAGATGATGAGTGAAATACAAACGCCAGTTAAAGAAATAGTATCAGCATCAGGTGCACCAATAAGTCCACCACAAACAGATGTTGAAGATACTAAACCCGCACAATTACCTGATGTTAAAGGCTATCGCATATTATGTGCAGTTCCTCAGGTAGAAGATTCTTACAAAAGTGGGATACTCAAATCTGATAAAACAAAAAACATTGAAGAACATTCAACAGTTGTTTTATTTGTGATGAAATTAGGAGACACAGCTTATAAAGATGAAGCTCGTTTCCCAACAGGTCCTTGGTGTAAAGAAGGAGACTTCGTTATTACTAGGGCATATTCTGGAACTCGAATCAAAATTTTTGGTAATGAGTTTCGCATTATTAATGACGACACAGTAGAAGCCGTAGTGGATGACCCACGTGGCTACGAACGTGCATAAATGGAGAGTAAAGATGGCAAAGATAATCAATGAAATTCCTGCAGAATTAGAAATGGAAGGAGAAGAAGTTGAGGTAAAGGTTGACGCAGCTGAAAAGGTTGCTTCTGAGGAGAAGACAGGTGATGTTGAAGTTGCTCAAAAAGCTCCTAAAAAAGAAGCTGCCCCTGTACAAGAGGAGTTAGAATTTGATATAGAAGTAGAAGATGATACTCCTAAAGCCGACAGAAACAGAGACCCTTTACCTGAGAATATTAAAGAAGAGCTTGAAGCTGATACTTTGGATGAATACTCAGATAGAGTAAAACAACGTATGGGTCAACTTAAAAAAGCTTGGCATGACGAAAGGCGTGAAAAAGAAGCTTCTGTTAGACGTGAAAAAGAAGCTGAAAGAATAGCTAAATTTCAAATGCAAGAAAATCAAAAGCTTAAAGAAACCCTTTCAACAGGTGAAGCTGATTATCTTAAAACTCTTCAAGATAAATATACAAATGAATTAGCTATTGCTCAAAGAGAATATAGAGATGCTTATGATTTAGGTGATAGTGAAAAATTAGTAGAAGCTCAAACTAAAATGAACGAAGCTCAATATAAACTAGGTCAAGCTAGTGATAGACAGCCTCAATTTAGTAAAGAGACTTTACAAACCAAAGAAAATACGTTATCTTCAGAGCAAGATACAGTTAGACCAACAGCTCCACAACCAGATGCAAAAGCTCTTGCTTGGCAAGAAAAGAACAAATGGTTTGGACAGGACGAAGAAATGACTTCATTGGCATTAGGACTGCATGAAAAATTAGTTAGAAATGGGATAGACCCATCGTCTGACCAATATTACCGTAGTATAGATAGTACTATGCAAAAACGATTCCCAGAAAATTTTGGGGACACTGATACGTTGGAAGAGGCAAAACCTGCCCAACGCAAACCTTCAACTGTAGTTGCTCCAGCAACGAGGTCAACTGGCCCAAAAAAGGTTAGATTGACTAAAACACAGTTAGCTTTAGCAAAGAAATTCAAGCTAACACCAGAGCAATATGCACGTGAATTAATTAAAACGGAGAGTACAAATGGATAATAAAGTTAAAAATCGCACAAGTAGAGAAGCAGTAACTCGTGAAGAGACTGAAGTTCGAAATAAACAATGGGAACCTCGTTCAACATTACCAGAAATCAAGCATGAAGCTGGCTGGGCGTATCGTTGGGTTCGAGTATCATTGGTGAATGAAGCTGATAATCTAAATGTATCTTCCCGTATGCGTGAAGGCTGGGAACCTGTGAAACATTCAGAGCACCCAGAAGTAAATTTACCAGCAGACCCTAACTCAAGATTCAAAGACGGTATTGAAGTAGGCGGACTGCTATTATGTAAAATGCCACAGGAAATGGTAGACCAGAGAAATGAATATTTTAAGGAAAAAGCTAGAGCTCAGGAACAGGCTGTAGATAACAACCTAATGAGACAGAACGACCCTAGAATGCCGTTATTTTCTGATAAAAAATCTACTGTGACTAAAGGCAAAAGATAATTTTTTAAGGAGATTATATTATGGCATCAACAGCCGCACCTTACGGTCTAAAGCCCGTAAATTTGATTGGTGGACAGCCTTATGCTGGTTCTACTCGTCAAATTAAAATAGCGTCTGGGTATGGCACTAACATCTTTAACGGGAGCGTTGTATCTATCGTTACAGCAGGAACACTTGAGATAGTAACCACAGTTGGTTCTAACTCTTCAGTTTTCCCTGCAGGAACAGTAGGCGTATTCGTTGGATGTTCGTATACAGACCCTAACTCAAAACAAAAGGTTTTCGCTCAATATTGGCCAACAGGCACAGTAGCATCTGATGCTGTCGGTTATGTTGTCGATGACCCTGATGTAGTATTTCAAGTACAAGCTGATGCGTCAATAGCCCAAGCTGGTCTTGGTGCAAACGCTCCATTAGCTGCAGTACAATCTACATCAACTGGTTCAACTGTGACAGGTAACTCTACTTCAGCACTAGATGCGACAGTAGCGACTACTACACAGGGATTCAGAATTGTTGATTTTGTTGACTCACCAAACTCACAAGTAGGCGATGCTTACACCGATGTGTTAGTGAAGTTCAATATTGCTCAACATTCTTACACTAACGCAACAGGTATATAAAGGAGAATAAACAATGGCAATTTCAAGAGCTCAGTTATTAAAAGAGTTGCTCCCAGGCCTTAATGCTTTATTCGGAATGGAATACAGTCGTTATGGAGAAGAGCACGCAGAAATCTACGAATCTGAAACATCAGAACGTAGTTTTGAAGAAGAAACAAAACTATCTGGTTTTGGACAAGCACCTGTTAAAGACGAAGGTTCAGCCATCGCCTATGACAATGCTCAAGAAGCGTTCACAGCTAGATATAACCATGAAACCATAGCTTTAGGTTTCTCACTAACAGAAGAAGCTGTAGAGGATAACCTTTACGATACTTTATCTGCGAGATACACAAAAGCTTTAGCACGTTCAATGGCTAATACTAAACAAGTAAAAGCTGCGAACATTCTAAACAATGGTTTCTCGGATGCAAATGGTGGAGATGGTAAATCATTATTCGCTACAGACCATCCATTAGTAAACGGTGGTACAAACAACAATACTCAATCAACAGCTGCTGACTTAAACGAGTCATCATTAGAAAATGCGGTTATTCAAATAGCTGCTTGGACTGATGAAAGAGGTTTATTGATTGCTGCGAAGCCACGTAAACTGATTATTCCACCAAGTCTACAATTTGTTGCGACACGTCTATTAGATACTGACCAAAGAGTCGGTACAGCTGATAACGATATCAACGCATTGAAAAACAACGGTGCAATTCCTGAAGGGTATACTATCAATCATTACTTAACTGATACTGATGGATACTTCCTGACAACTGATGTACCAAATGGTATGAAATACTTTGTAAGAACACCATTAACTACATCTATGGACGGTGACTTCGACACAGGTAATGTAA